ATCAGCAACAGATAACACAACGCTTAGGAAAGGATTCCTTCCTAGACTTTATTAGCCACGTGTATCCGGGCTACAAAGTGGGTCCGCACCACCGGAAATTAGCGAGAATCTTCGAAGAAATCGCTGCTGGTAAGAAAAAACGGGTCATCGTGAACATCGCACCCCGTCACGGCAAGTCTGAGATGATTTCTTACCTCGCTCCGGCGTGGTTTTTGGGTAAATACCCGCAGAAAAAAGTGATTATGGCCTCGCACACAGCCGATTTGGCTGTCAATTTTGGTAGGCGAGTTAGAAACCTAGTCGGATCGGAGAGTTATCGTGATGTTTTCCCTAACGTCGAGCTACAAGCTGACTCTAAAAGTGCTAGCCGTTGGGGTACTAACTTTAACGGTGAGTATTTTGCTATTGGTGTGGGCGGTGCTCTCGCTGGTCGTGGTGCCGATCTATTTATTATTGATGACCCTCATTCGGAGCAGGAAGCCAAGCAGGGTCGTGCGGACGTTTTTGAACCGGCTTGGGAGTGGTTCCAGTCAGGTCCGGTCCAGCGACTGATGCCGGGTGGCGCGATCATCGTGGTGATGACCCGATGGTCGAAGATGGACTTGACCGGCAAGATTATTGACCACATGACCCGCGAAGATGAGGCGGATCAGTGGGAAGTGGTTGAGTTCCCAGCCATCCTGAACGACGAGCCGCTCTGGCCTGAGTTCTGGACGATTGAAGAGTTGCTCTCCAAGAAGGCGTCGATGGACGTTCGGTACTGGCAAGCCCAGTACATGCAGGAGCCGACCTCGGAAGAAGGCGCTCTGATCAAGCGGGAGTGGTGGCAGATATGGGAGAAGGACGACCCGCCTCGCTGTGAGCACATTATTATGTCGCTCGACGCCGCTCAGGAGAAAACCAACCGGTCGGACTTCAATGCCCTGACCACGTGGGGTGTCTTCTTTAATGAAGAGACCAACAACCACAACATCATCCTCCTGAACAGTATTAAGAAACGGCTTGAGTTCCCAGAGCTAAAGGCATTAGTTCTGGAGGAGTACCGGGAGTGGAACCCGGACACGTTTATCGTGGAAAAGAAATCGAACGGTGCAGCCCTGTACCAAGAGATGAGAAGGATGGGTGTTCCAATATCGGAATTTACCCCGAGCAAAGGCCAAGACAAGATCACTCGCGTAAATGCCGTGTCAGATTTGTTTGCGGCGGGTATAGTCTGGGCACCTGACCGCAGGTGGGCGCACGAAGTTATTGAAGAATGTAATGATTTCCCGTCCGGGTCTAATGACGACTTGGTGGACTCGACTACCCTAGCCCTACTTCGTTTCCGGCAGGGTGGTTTCCTCCGTTTGCCGTCTGACGAGCCTGAACCGATTAAATGGTTCAAGAGCCACAGGCGCGAATCGTATTACTAGGAGATTTTAAATGGCCGTCGATAAAAGTTTAATGCAGGCTCCTATGGGGATGGAAGCTCTCGCCGCAGACGAAGAGCCGATCAAGATTGAGATCGAAGACCCCGAGAGCGTATCCGTCGATATGGACGGTGTTGTTGTCGAGCTAATGAAGCGTGAGCCGCGAGCCGAGGACTTTGATGCCAACCTCGCAGAGTTCATGGAAGAGAATGAGTTGCAGAGCTTAGCCTCTGAAATCATCGGGCAGTATGAAGGCGACCTCTCTTCCCGCAAAGATTGGCTCGACACGTATGTAAAAGGTTTGAAGATTCTGGGCATCCGGTACGAAGAGCGTACCGAGCCGTGGCCCGGCGCGTGTGGTGTGTTCCACCCGCTTCTGATGGAGTCAGCGGTCAAGTTCCAGTCCGAGACAATCATGGAGACCTTCCCGGCGATGGGTCCGGTCAAGACCAAGATCATTGGCAAGGAAACCCCGGAGAAGCGTGACTCAGCGATTCGTGTCCAAGATGACATGAACTATAAGCTGACTGAGAAGATGCCGGAGTATCGCCCGGAGCATGAAAGATTATTATTGAGTTTGGCTCTGGCTGGTAATGCGTTCAAAAAAGTCTATTTTGATCCAAGCCTCGACCGACAGACTGCGGTCTATATCCCAGCCGAAGACATCATCGTGCCGTACGGCGCGGCTAACTTAGAAACGGCTGAACGTGTTACGCACCGGATGCGTAAGACGAAGAATGAGTTGAAGAAGCTTCAGTACGCTGGGTTCTATCGTGATGTGGACTTGGGTGATCCGGTTCGTGTCATGGACGAAGTGGAAAAGCAGAAGGCAGAAGACCAAGGATTCTCAGCAACGATGGACGACCGGTTCCAGTTGCTTGAGATACACGTGAACCTCGACCTGCCGGGCTATCCGGATGTTGATAAGGATAATCACGAGACCGGTATAGCATTGCCTTACGTAGTGACGATTGAGAAGGGGACGGGAACAGTTCTAGCGATTCGCAGGAACTGGAGAGAAGATGATGAACTCAAAGCCAAGCGACAGCACTTTGTTCATTATGGTTACATCCCCGGCTTCGGGTTCTACTACTTTGGTCTCATCCACCTTATCGGCGGACACTCTAAGGCAGCTACATCACTTCTTCGCCAGCTTATCGACGCAGGAACACTCAGCAACCTTCCGGGTGGTCTCAAGTCGCGTGGGCTGCGAATTAAGGGAGACGATACGCCTATTGCTCCCGGCGAGTGGCGAGATGTAGACGTACCGAGCGGCGCAGTGCGAGATAACATTCTCCCGCTGCCCTACAAAGAGCCGAGCCAGACTCTTGCCATGTTGATGGACAAGGTTGTGGAGGAAGGCCGCCGCTTCGCTGCGGTGTCGGATCTCAAGATCTCGGATATGTCTTCGCAGGCTCCGGTGGGAACAACCCTCGCTGTCCTCGAACGTGTTCTCAAAGTGATGTCGGCTGTGCAGGCGCGCGTGTACTACGCGATGAAGCAGGAGTTCAAACTGCTTGCAGCCATCATTCGTGATAACACGCCGGACGAGTACAGCTATGAGCCAGAGGTTGGCTCAAAGAAGGCTAAGAAGTCTGACTACGATAACGTCGATGTGATCCCGGTCAGTGATCCAAATGCGGCAACGATGTCGCAGAAGATCGTGCAGTACCAAGCCGTTCTTCAGTTGTCTCAAACCAACCCGCAGATTTACGACATGCCGTACCTGCACCGTCAGATGATTGAGACGCTGGGCATCAAGAATGCTGCCAAGATCATCCCGATGCCGGACGATCAAAAGCCTGTCGATCCGGTGACGGAGAATATGAATCTGCTGATGGGCAAGCCCGTCAAAGCATTCATCGAACAGGATCACGAGGCTCACTTGCAGGTGCACATGGCTGCGATGCAAGACCCGAAGATCATGCAGGTCGTGGGGCAGAATCCGCAAGCACAAGCCATCATGGCAGCAGGTGCTGCTCACGTGATGGAGCATGTGGCGTTCCAATACCGCAAAGAAATCGAAAAGCAGTTGGGTGCCAATCTTCCGCCGTATGCCGAGGACGACGAAGACCGTCCGGAGATCAAACCAGAAGTTGCCGCACAGATTGCTCAGCTTGCAGCGGCGGCGGCAGGTCAGCTTCTCCAGAAGGATCAGGCCGAGGCTCAAGCGCAGCAGATTGCTCAGCAACAGCAAGATCCGCTCGTGCAGATGCAGCAGATGGAGCTTCAGCTTCGCGCCAAAGAGTTGGAACTCAAGGCTCAGAAGATGCAGCAAGACATGCAGCTTGAAGCACAGAAGATGCAGCAGAACAGTCAGACTCAAGCGCAGCAGATGGCAATTAACGCTGCCATCAAAGCTGACGAGATCAAGCTTCGCGAAATGGAGATTCGCTCGCGGCAAGAGCTTGAAGGAGCGAAGCTCGGCGTTGATGTGGCGAAGGAGAAGCGTCTCACTGAGCAGAAGATCCGCGAAGCCTCAGAGCGTATGGAGCTTGAAGGGGCAAAGCTGGGTGCGTCTATCGCACGAGACAGAGCTATGGCGGAACAGGACCGCCAACGACCGCCGAAGGGCAAAGGTAAGTAATGAGTTACAGCACACCACTCGACTATCTCGACTCTAAGCTTGAAGAAGAGCGTCGATTGATTGTTGAGACACTAATTCAAGGCAAGCTTAGCGAGCCTGAATACAAGAGGTTATGCGGGGTATTACAGGGTCTAGACCTCGCTAAAAACCACATTAAAGACCTAGTGAAGAGGATGGAACAAAACGATGAGTAGCATCGACGTAGAGAAGACGCAGCAAGAGGTTGCGAAGGCCAAACTGCTGCCAGAACCCCGAGGCTATCGGATTCTGTGTGCGGTTCCGCACGTAGAAGAAGAGTTTGACGGGGGCATCATTAAGGCAGACGACACCAAACGAGTCGAGGAGCAGACCACCGTGGTTCTGTTCGTCGTGAAGATGGGAGACCTCTGCTATCAGGATAAGGATCGGTTTCCGACAGGACCGTGGTGCAAAGAGGGCGATTTCGTTCTGACTCGTCCGTATTCAGGCACCCGTGTGGTCATCCACGGTCGAGAGTTCCGCATCATTAACGACGATACGGTGGAAGCGGTGGTCGAAGACCCTCGTGGAATCCGACGAGCATAAGGAGTAATTATCATGGCTGAACAGCAGGAATTTAAGTTTCCGGACGAGATTGAGGAGACTAAAGGGTCTTCTGAACAAGATTCCGGGGACTCGTTAGATATACAAGTTATAGACGATACCCCAACTAAGGACCGGGACCGCGCTCCACTACCCAAAGAGGTGGTGGAAGATTTGGAAAATGACTCGCTCGACGAATACAGCGAAAAGGTAAAAAACAAGCTGATTCAGATGAAGCGGGTTTACCACGACGAGCGTCGTGCTAAAGAAGCCGCAGCCCGTGAGAAGGAAGAAGCCCTTCGTTTTGCACAGGCTCAGTACGAAGAAAATCGCCAGTTGAAACAGCGATTAGGTACTGGGGAGCGGGTATTCGCCCAAGAGATTACTAAAGCCGCCAACACAGAACTTAATTCGGCAAAGGATAAACTCCGCGCGGCTTATGAATCTGGAGATGCGGAGGCTATTACCGCCGCCCAAGAGGTTCTGACGGATGCCAAATTACGGCTCCGTGATGTAGAAAGATTCAGACCGTCTTTACAAGACTCTGAATTAGGCGTAAATAATGAAAATAAGCAGGTTCAAAACCAGCCACAGTACAACGCCCCGCCAGTTGACCCAAAGGCAGAGGCTTGGAGGCAGAGTAATACGTGGTTTGGAACAGACGAGGAGATGACCGCCCTCGCACTTGGACTGCACGAAAAATTGGTCAGGGCGAAGGTTGATCCTCGTAGTGATGAATACTACAAGCAGATTGACCAGACCATGCGTAGGCGTTTTCCTGAGTATTTCGAAGGAGAGGCCGATCAAACGAGAGAGGTTGAAAAACCGACTCGTACAAAAGCAGCCAATGTAGTTGCCCCAGTGACGCGGACAACCGCACCACGCCAGATTCGTCTGACGACAACTCAAGTTGCTCTTGCTAAACGTCTTGGTTTGAGCAATGAACAGTACGCACGTGAACTCATGAAACTGGAGAACAACAATGGCTGATAACAGATTGGCGCGAGAAGCCGAAAACCGAGAAGGCACCAAGCGCAAACAACAGTGGACCCCGCCCCAGACGCTCCCTGAACCGGAGCCGCAAGACGGTTGGGTGTTCCGATGGATACGCACGAGTATTATGGGACAAGCAGATCCTTCTAATACCTCTGCAAAATTCCGGGAAGGTTGGGAGCCTGTAAGGGCCGAAGACCAACCCAAATTGATGATGCAATCCGATCCGAATTCCAAATTTAGTGGAAATATCGAGATCGGTGGGTTGTTGCTCTGCAAGGCTCCGGCTGAACTGATGAAGCAGCGTGATGAATATTACGCGAAGCAAGCTCAGTCTCAGTTGCAGTCGGTAGACAACAACTTTATGAGGCTGAATGACGAACGTATGCCTCTTTTTAGCGATAAAAAGACCACGGTCTCATTCGGTAAGGGCAAGTAACTTTCTTTTTTGGAGTAACAAATGGCTTATCCTACCGTTAGCAAGCCGTATGGCTTGAAGCCGATCAATCTGATCGGCGGTCAGGTGTTCGCCGGTGCCACTCGTCAGCGTCGTATTGCCTCCGGTGCATCAAGCATCGGTTATGGCGACCCGCTGAAGTTTGTCAACGACGGCACTGTTGCTGTGACGACTGAAGAGAGCACGGCTCCCACTCGTGGGTTTGCTGGTGTTTTCTTGGGTTGCACGTTTGTGTCCTCTGTGACGGGTCAGCCGACCTACTCACAGGCTTGGATTTCGGGCACCTCGGTCAAGGCTGGTACGTACATCGTTGCGTACGTGGTCGAAGACCCGGATACCCTGTTCCAAGTGGCGGGTGTGACGGCATCGACCGTTGTCTCGACCTCGACCGGCTTTACGTACTCGGACGTTGGTTTGAACGTGGCGCTCGTCGCCAATACGCTGAACACGACCACGAATGATTC